CACATTTTTGTCCATTTGTCAAGCCCTGGCTAAGTGCTTGCAAATCAACAACTTACACGGCGATGGGGCCCTGTGCTGAGGGGATCCACCGCCAGATTTTACGCAATAAAGATTTTTTCAAGCGAGTCCAATCTGTCCCTTTAAAAGCACGCTTATAGAACATATAGCTGTACAACTTGGGATGTTGGTCTATGTGCTTGATAACGGTGGATGGTCTGAGTTCAGAATAGAGGTAATTGATTTCCATGGCAATGTCATGCGCATAGGCCTCAATTTCACACCATTCTCTGAGGTATTCAATTTCTGACAAACGCTTCTTGGACAGTTTATCAGAATGGAACACTTTCACCTTTCGTTCAGCTTGGTCTGGACGAAAAGCAAATTGACTTTCATGAATGAATTCATGTTGAGCAATCTGCGACAACATGAAGATGAATCCATTGTAGTTGTGTCGTGTGAATTTGAAAGTGTTTCTGGCAGGTGTGAAATGCACATTCAACACAATGGCATTTTTCTTTTTTCCAGTATCGAAATACCCAGAAAAATTGTATGGCTGCTTGATGCTGCCACGCTTCACCTTCAGTTCCTTGTCACGTTTCACACGAATTCTGGCTCCCAGGGGGCGGAGCACTTTGTTCAAACGGCGGGTGATGACACCATAAGGGAGTTCTTGCCCGATGATGTCATCAGCAGGGAAATGATTTCGTAGTTCCTTGTGTATCTTACTAGCCAAGTACATGGGAACCTCCGTTCTGACTCTCGTATTTATACTAGAACTTAATTCCATCAAAATTCTTCTTCACAAATGCCTTGGAAGTGAAAGCCACAGGCTTCTGCTCCACTTTCTCTTCCTGCATGATGTTCTTCTGAGCTGACATATCCACATCATACAATCTCATCTTGGCTCTGTCCACGCCAATAACGAAACGCTTGTGTTGAGAAGGATCATTGTATCTGTTCTTCAGTTGCTTGATGAGTAGTTGTCCCAGCTTTTCCAGGTCTTCTGTGGAAATAATACCAAACATGAAGTCCGCAGTTGCCGGAAGTCCAAATGACTCACTAGTATCAGTAAGCTCCATATCACTATTTGCATAGCCACTCCTTGTGGTTTGTGTTGCTGACACAATCGGGACATTGAACTCCACAGCCAACCCACGAAGTTCTTCTGCGATACCCTTGATGTAGATGTAGCTGTTCACACTGCCAGACATCTTGAATCGGCTGCTGGCACAGATGTTCAGATAGTCAATGAAGATGATGTCAGGACGAAACTCCTTTTTCAAATCCAATTCATTCAACAAGGCTCTGAAATGACCAGAATGTGCTGATGCTGTGGGATATTCCTTGATGATGAGCTTGCCTTCTGTCTTGTTCTTGATTCTGGAAATTCTATCATCAAACATCTGTTTAGGAAGATTCTTCAAATCATCCATGGTAACGTTCATCAGATTGGCGTCAATGCGTTCAGCAATGCGTTCTTCAGCCATTTCCATGGTGATGTACAGCACGTTCTTGCCTTGACTCATGGCGCCTGCTGCCATGTGACACATGAACAAACTCTTACCCACACCAGTGCCAGCCAAGGCGATATTCAATGTCTTGTTGGGCAATCCACCCTTGGTAATCTTGTTGAACATATCCAAATCAAACGGGATGCGTTCTTCTGTCTTGTGATAGAAATCAAATCGTTCATCAGCATCTGTGAGATAATCATGTCCCACGCTGTTGTCAAAACTGACACCCAACGCATCTTTCAGGATGTCCGGGATGGCTTCATTGGTGAACTTGTCATCCTTGCCATCAATGATTTGAATGGATTGCACAATGGCGTTATACACCGCCTTGTCCTTGCAGAACTTTTCTGTTTCTGCCAACATCCATTCTTTGTTGGTTTCTGAAGATTCCAAAGACACCACAATGTCCGACATCTTGGAATATTCATCCTCAGTCAATGACTTGTCATTTTGCAACAGAATGGTCAATGCCTCCCGACTAGGCGAGGCATTGTATTCATCCACGAATTGTTTGATGTGCTGAAACACCTTGCGTTCAGCCCAATCTGTGAAGTACTCGTTTTTTATGAAGGGAATGGTCTTTCGAAGATATCCTTCATCATTCAGCAGATTGCTGAGTATCAACGTTTCCAGTTTCATCCGTTACCTCTTTCTTGGAGTTTTCCACCATCTGTTCCAGAATGGCGTGCAGGACCTGTGAAATCAGTTCCTCCACATCCTGCTTGCGTTCTTCAATATTAACACCTGCAGGCGCAAGCAACAAGTTGTAATCGAATTCAATCTTTCCATTGCCCTCCTCATCTTCACCAAGAAACTCAATTCGTCCCATGTTGAAATGCAATCCTGCAAATTCACCATCTGTGATTTCCAGATAATGATCCACGGAGCTATCAGGATACACTTCATTGTTTTTATGTACAGTAAACTTAGGCATTGTCATACTCCTCGTTAATCATCTCATCTGTGAACTCTGCCACCAGAGATGATGTGGAGATGGCATAGTTTTGTTTGATCCAATCCTGAAAAGATGCATCCTTCAGGATGGGCATCCAGAACTCTCTGGCATATGTATCATTCAAGCGATACTTCTTGTCCTCACCCTTCTTTTGATACCAACCATTCTGTGGCTTCACCACGTGTCCTGATTCCAGAGCCACATCCAGAAGACCAGACCAGGTGCTGATGCCACCTTCGAATGACACTTCCACAGGAATCTTGCTCTTCTCACGAACGAAGCGAGACTTTTCCACATTGATGATGAAGTTGTAACCCGTCAACCCATCAGCATCTTTTTCTTGTTGACGACCAATGATGAAGATGTTGTCAGCAGAATAGTAGATGCCAGTGCCACCAGACACGATGTCCTTGGGGAACATACCAATTTCCTTGTAGGTGTGATTCACCACCACCATGGGAATGTCCTTGATGGTCAAGTGAGGTGTGGACATACGGAACAAGCTCTTCAATTGCTTGGCGCGAGTCATGTCTGCCACGCTCTTGCCTTCCAAAGCATCTTCCACTTCCTTGCGTGATGCTAGATTACCTACAGAGTCCACGATGATGATGACATGCTCGCCACGTTCAATGTTGTTGATTTGTGACATCATATCATGCTTCAGTTGTTCAATGTCTGTGATGGGTGTGTGAATCACACGGTCCGTATCAATGCCAAAGCTCTTGAAATAGCCAGCCGGTGCACCAAACTCTGAATCATAGAACAAGATGGCAGCATCTTCATACTTCTCCAAGTAACTCTTGGCAAGAAGCATGGCAAATGCTGTCTTGAAGTGCTTACTTGGTCCAGCAAACACGGTCAAGCCAGGAGTTAAACCTCCATCCAAACGACCAGAGAGTGCCACGTTAATCATAGGCACAGGTGTTTGAATCATGTCCTTAGCGGTGAAAAACTTGCTGTCAGTCAAGACTTCTGTTTCACGAATTGTGGAATTCTTTCGTAGTTTGTTTATCAGCGACATATATTCTCCTTAAAATAAATCATCTAGTGTGGCAACTTTAGTAGTATTCCATCCCAAACAATCCAGAATGGTTCTCATAGGTTCTAGGAAACTTTTATCAAACATTGTATTATAATCAACATACTTATGTAAGTCAAGCTCTTTTGGTAGATTACCAGAAAAAGCGATGCTATTCTCCTTGATGGGATTTGGTTCCTTGAGATACAAATATTTGATTTTATCCCCTTCTTTAATTTGTTCATACTTCTTGTCCAGCTTTTTTGCTTTGATGTGGTGATTATACAACAATGCGCCACGAACATGGAGAGGAGTCGCCTTGATGTATATACTGCTGCCTGAATGATACTTGGCCAAATTGTTGGCACTTCTTGGAAAGGCAATCTCCTCAGGCGTCATTTGCATGAACTTCTTTTCTAAATCAGCAATGAAGTCTTGAATTTCTGATTGAGTGCTTGTCAATGCCATTTTCACAGCATCACGAAGATACTGACGAACACTACCAGGTGTACTACTCCGAACAATTTCCAACCCTTGAACTTTCAGTTTTGGTTCTTTGTATCTAACACCCTCACTATCATACACGTTCAAAGCATATCGTTTCTTGGCTACCCAGATGGCTCTGTCAGCAATCACTTCTCGCTTAAACTCCATTTTATTACTATAGGCATTTGTGGCATTGGCAATTTCTTGGCAGGCATCATCCAATATCTTCTTCACCTTATCCTTACAGAACTTGTCAATGACCTCAGCCACTTTGCTCTTGTCCAGTGTTGAGAAATGCTTTTGCACCAGATTGTCCAATGTGATGTAACAACTATCTGTATCTGAATAGAATGTATATTCCACATTATCAGTTTGACATACCTTGTTTAAATACTCATTCAATGAGCGACCCACATGCTGAATGATGTATTGACCTGTCAATGTGATGCCTTCGGCAATTCTATCATCATAGAAACGGAAGTATTGATTGGCCCAAGCACCATATAAACTATTCAATTGAATCTTACGAGCCATTTGAATGTTGTTATATTTGCTGATGAGTTTCACTTGTTCAGCATCTTTCGTCTTTTCATACTCCTTTTGTGCCTCAATCATCTTCTTCTTATAGAACACACGTTCACTAAAAATCTTTTCTACAATTTCTGGGAACAACCCTTGATGCTTATGTGTGTAGCAATATCCATTAGCTGCCATGGCGATGTTCTTGTTCTGAAGTAGGAGTGTGTAATCCACTTCATTCGCCAACAGAAGTTCAGGGGAGGCATCCACCGTCATCTCAGGTATCATAGTTTCTGGACTCATGTTGTATTGCATGATGATGCTAGGATATAGAGATGCGGCATCAAAGCTCACCACCCAATCATACTTCCCAGGGATGGGTTCCTTGACATAGGCACCAGCAATAGTTCTGCCAACATTCTCTTTCTTTTGATGAACAATGATGTTCTTGGCCCACAAATGATTATGAAGAATGCAATCCCAAGTTCGTACTGCCGAGAAGATGTCTGTGAAATTACACTTGGCATCATATGCCATGGTGATAACCAATTCAATCAACTTCATCTTATCTTCAAGTGAGTCAACCAGTTCTACGTCAATGACGTTATACTCCACAAATGATTGCCAATCTTCTGTGTAATGTTCCTTGAAGGTTTCATAACTATGCTCAAGCTTCTTTCTTCCCAATTCTTGTTGAGCAATATAATCCAGCCGATAACTTTCTTGTGCAGAATATGTAAACTTCTTATACAAATCCAAATAATCAAGATTACTGACACCATAAATGTCGGCTGTGACATACTCACGACCATTCATTGTGATGGTTCTGTCATTTACCACACGCCATGGAGACAAGTCTTTCACACGATCCTCACCAAGAATTCTCTTGATACGACCCACCAGATAAGGCAAGTCGAATAGTTGTGTGTTCCACCCTGTCACAACATCCGGCATTGTCATTTGCCAGAAACGAAGAAACGTCAAGAGCAAATCAGCTTCATCTTTGCACTTGATGTATTCAAAATTGTTTTTGTTGGAAATATGTTTGATGTTATTGACATCAAACTTCTTGGCGCCGAATGTTGTAATCTTCTTGGTGATGTTGTCTTGTACTGTAATGAGCAAGACTTCTTCTAAAGGATTCTCCGCGTTCGGAAATCCATTTTCGGACGCTGTTTCAATATCAATGGTTAGAATAGTTAGTTGACTAATATCGTAATCAACTTCATTGGGATATTGTTCAGTAATGTATTGATATGCAAATGATGTATTTCCAAAGATGGGGAAATTTTCCACATCTTTATACTTCTTCATGAAATCTTTTGCATCATTGATGTCGTGACATTGAATAGGTTCAAGATTGTCACCAAACAAACTCTTATATTTGCTTTCGTTCTTTGCTTTAATGAACAACGTGGGACGAAACTCCACCTTGATGGCATCACGCTTCCCATTTCTCACTTCACGAACAAGAATTTTGTTTCCAAATTGCATCACGTTCGTGTAAAAACTTTTCATCGTCATTCAACCACTCCCGGGTCATGAATGTTTAGTTACTACTCAATATAACAACTTACATCTTATGGGACAAGCTCTATCTTAGGCTTGGATGGTACCACAATACCCTTTCCTGTGAGGTTGTGGTATTGATTACGCAGTTCATCTGCGGGTTCTGTGAACAAGATGATGTGATTCTTATCAAACGAGAACTTTCTGCTGGCCGCGAAAATCATGTACGGCGCAAGTCCCACGCTGTATTGTCCCTTCTCATTGGGAACAAT